AATGAGATGATGACATTGCAAGAAGATATAAATAATATATGTTATTCAAAAGATTTAGAGAAAGTAGAAGGAAGTTGTGGGAATCCGTCATTTATCGATGAACAAAAAACAGAAAATCATAACAATGATAAAATTATAGAATTGTTTGATTATATTTCTAGATTATTACCTCCAGATTCTACCATAGGGATATGTGTAGGAGCAGACAAACATCCAATTAGAGATATAAACAAAATTAATTTAAATTTTAATGAAATGTTTGGTTATACAAATATTGAAACTATTTTAGATAATATTAAAACTAATAATAAATTAGAAACAAATTATTATATAAAAAATTATTTTCCTACTAATCAATTTGGAAGTAATATAAAAGTATTAGATAAATTATTAGAATTAACAAATAAATTTAAAATATATTTTACAAATAAAATGTGTGGAAGTTGTTTTAGATCATTTTGGTATTTAACTACAAATGCCAAACAAAATTTTGAATATAATGTTGATCCCGAACAAAAATTAAATAATTTGGTGGATACTCCAGAAATAAGAAGTTGTTTTAAATAAATTTAAACCATAAAATTAAATTAACTCTGTTTTTATCTAAATTTTCAATTTCTTGATTTTTTACAACTTCGTGTTCGTGATCTCCTCGATGTATTACAACATCTCCTTCCTCTAGATCAATATCAAATATTTTATATTTGTAAAAACTATATAGACTATCCGGAATCATATGAAATCTTAAACCGGTTGTTTTAAAATTATTTTTTAAACATATATTAATTGTAATATCTGAGTCATCTCTATGAATATCTAATTTTTTATCATTCATGTTTCCATAATGTACAGAAAAATCAATAAATAGAGTCATTTTTTTATTTTCATTAAATCCATAATTATTACATATAATTTTTTTTGTCATTCCTTCTAAAATTTCTAGTTCATTTTTTTCAATAATATCACTATTACCATATTTATGCATGCTATTTGGCGATTTACCTAAATTTTGCGTAGCTTTTAAATACATTTTATTAATTATTTCTTTATAATTTTCTCCAAATATAGTATTACAATTTGTTTTTATAATTCCACATTTAAGTAAATAAATATCACTCGATGACATTATTTTTTTCGAATTATCATCATATATCAAGTTTTTATTAAACTTTTTATTCATTGTAGTCATTTTTATATTAATTTTGTATATTAATAATATTATATATAATAATTTTTCAATTTTTTCAGTCTATATATACATTTAATGGAAACTAATAATTTAAAATATCATGTAATTCTTGAGTTAGATAAGAATTAATTTTTTTTATTTTTATATGTATATCTTTTTTTTATAATAAAAAAAGTTGAAAAATAAAAAATAAAACCTAAAGGATAAAATAATATATATTAATATTAAAATTGGCGCCAATTGATAATAATAATTTGATTTTCCAAATTTTAGATTGGAGAGCAAGTGATATTGAAGATGAAGAAGGAAATTTAAAATATATTATTAATCTTTATGGAAAAACAAAAGATGAAAAAACAGTTTATTTAGAAATTAATGATTTTAAACCATTTTTCTTTGTTAAAATAAAATCTAAATGGGAAAGAAATATTCATGATATTGTGGATAAAATTAAAGAAAAAATTCCTATAGAATTCAAAGACAGTCTTATTTCTTATAAGATTGAAATTGCAAATGATTTTTATGGATTTACTGGAGGTAAAACTGATAAATTTATTAAATTAATTTTTAAAAATTTAACATCTCTTCGAAGATATGAAAGAAAATTTACTCAAAATATGTTCTATTCTTGTTTAAGAGAACAAACTAATTTTAAGGTTTACGAATCTAATATTCCTCCATTTCTCAGAATGATGCATATTAAAGATTTGAGAGCTGTTGGATGGATTGCCATTCCTAATGAAGAACTTGAAGGATATGGTTCAATGAATCCAACATGCAATGATATAAATTGTAAAACAAAATGGAAAAATATTAGTAAAATTGATGATAATAGTATTGCAAAATTTACTATTGCATCATTCGATATTGAATGTACAAGCGGAGATGGTTCTTTTCCCCAACCTGATCGAGAAACTGATCAGGTTATTCAAATTGGTATAACTATGTCAAAATATTCTGAAGCAGATTGTTATTACAAACATATATTATGTTTAGGTAAAACTGATGATATTGAAGGTTCAACTGTTCAATGGTTCGAAGATGAAAAAGAATTATTATTAGAATTTCCAAAATTAATTAGAAAATTAAATCCTGATATTATAACTGGCTATAATATCAATGGTTTCGATTTTGATTATTTAAAACGAAGAGCAGAATTTTTAGGTATTGAAATAAAATTTTCTCGATTATCTAGATTAGAAGGTGAATTGACACCATATATTGATAAAACATTAGAATCTGCCGCAATCGGTCAAAGTGTATTTAAATATTATGATATGACTGGCAGAGTCATTGTAGATTTAATGAAAGTTATTCAAAGAGAATATAAATTGGGTAGTTATAAATTAGACAACGTCGCTGCTCATTTTATTAAGGATACTATTTTAGATATTTCGTTCCCCGAAGATAATAAAATTAAAATTAAAACTAAAAATACCTATGGATTAGGATTAGATCAATATATTGTATTTTTATATAATGATGGAATTATTGAAGAAAAGTATAAGGAAGGTCTTAAATTTAAAATTTTAGAACTTGAAAAAGATACAATTATTGTTGAAGGAAAAATAGAAAAAGAAGAATTAATTGGTAAAGGATATAAATTATATTGGTCTCAAACTAAAGATGATGTCGGTCCGCAAGATATTTTTAGATTACAAAAGGGAAGTTCTGCAGATCGAGCAATCGTAGCAAAGTATTGTATTCAGGATTGTGCTCTATGTAATAAACTAATGAATAAATTACAAATTATTAACAATAATGTTGGTATGGCAAATGTATGTTCTGTTCCGCTAGCTTTTATTTTCTATCGAGGGCAAGGAATTAAAATTCAAAGTTTAGTTGCTAAGAAATGTAGAGAAAAAAATCATTTAATTCCTGTTTTAGAAAAGAAACAGAAAAAAGGTGAGAAAACAGAAGAACAAAAAATAAACGAACGTCGAGATATGGGAATTGAACAATTCATTGATCGGTTAAATAATAAAAACGCAGATATTGAGGAGGATGAAGAAGATGAAGTAAGTTATGAAGGAGCAACTGTTTTTAATCCTTCAAAAGGTATGTATTTCGAACCAGTGGTTGTATTAGATTATGCAAGTCTATATCCAAATTCGATGATTATGAGAAATTTATCACATGAATGTTTAGTTAACAATGATAAATATGATAATTTAGACGATTATCGATATCATACTATCACATTTAATAACAGTGATGGAACTCAAACTACTTGTAAATTTGCAGAACATAAATCCGGAAAAAAAGGAATTATTCCTGAAATTGAAATGGATTTATTAGCTGCTAGAAAGAAATATAAAAAAATTATGGAGGAAGAAAAAGATCCATCATTAAAAGCTGTTTTAGACGGTTTACAGCTAGCTTATAAAGTAACGGCTAATTCTCTCTATGGACAATGTGGTGGTTCTACTTCGGCAATTTATATGAAAGAAATCGCTGCATCTACTACAGCAACAGGTCGTGAAGCATTACAATTTTCAAAATACTTTATTGAAAATATATTTTACGAATTAGTTACATTAGCATTAACAGATAAATCTAAATATTTAGAAAAAACTAAAGAAGTTTATCAATATTATCCTACTACAATTAATGTTGTTGATTATGTTGTGATTAATGATGAAAATATGACCGCTACAAAAAAAAGAAAAATGAATTTATTAGCTAATAAAGTTCATAAAGAAAGACAAGAATATCAAATTCATGTTGCTACTGATGAAAAGTGGGAAATACCTCTTAGTAAATTTGAAAGATTTGAAATAGGTTATGAATTTGAAGCAGAACTTTATAATGATTATAAGAGTTTTTTTGATGGAATTAAATGCCCAAATAATCCATCAGATCCTAAGGATAATTTTACAAAAAATAAATTTTATAGTGCATTAAGATCATTAAAAGTAAATGTTAGAAAAGAATTTTATGAAGAATTATATGATATGATTATTAATAAAAAAAATAAACCACCATTCTATCAAAAATTTATAGATTTTTTCAAAAAAATAGAATTAGATATTGAAGAATATTTATTAAAATTTAAATTAGAATTGTTATTGTTACCAAAAGAAAAACAAACAAAATTTTTCAAGGGATTAGAAGATCATATTGTCAATATGGGATATTCTGGTAAAGATGAATTATTTGAAAAATTTTATCTGATTATTAATAATCTATTAAAAGGATGTTCTATTAAACCAGAAATTATATACGGAGATACAGATTCTGTATTTTATTGTCCTCATTTAACAGATCTTAAAACAGGAAAATTATTAAAAGATGATAAATCTTTACTTGTTGGAATAGAATTAGGTATTTGGAGTAGTATTTTAATTGGAGCTTTATTACCCCCGCCGATGGCGCAAGAATATGAGAAAGTATATAAACCATTTGCTATTATTTCTAAGAAACGATATGTTGGAAATTTATATGAAAAAAATCCTAAGAAATTTTATCAAAAGAGTATGGGGATTGTATTAAAACGCCGAGATAATGCACCGATTGTAAAAATAGTATGTGGTGGAATTGTTAATCAATTACTGAATAAACAAAGTGCAATTGGAGCATTGGAATTTACACAAAAATCATTAAAAGATATTATTACGGGTAAATATAAGATTGATAAATATGTTATTACAAAAACTTTAAGAACTGATTATGCAGATAGAACAAGAATTGTCCATGCTGTTTTAGCCGATCGAATGGGTGTTCGAGATCCAGGTAATAAACCTCAATCAAATGATCGTATTCCTTATGCATATATCGAAACAAAAGGAAAACCAAAATTACAAGGTGATCGTGTAGAAACACCGGAATTTATTACAAATAATAAATTAAAACTGGATTATCTGTTTTACATTACGAATCAAATTATGAAACCGTGTTTACAATTTTTAGAACTAGTTATTGAAAATCCTGAACAAGTTTTTAAAGAATATATTATTAAAGAAGAAAATCGAAAGAAATGTATGATGCCGATTGGTTATTATGCTAAAAAGAAATATGATAGTGATTCAGAAGAAACTGATAATGAAACATCAAATTCATTTGACGATAATCAAAATATTTTTGAAAAGATTATTACAAAAAATGATAAAATATATAAAAATAATATAAAAACTTCTAAATCTGTCAAAATTACTAAAAAAAAGAAAAAAGAAAAAAAAATAATTGCAGATACTCTTATTAATCCAGAGAAATATAGAACTCATCAATATAATAAATTTTATGATGAAATGATGGATGAACATGAAGTAAAATCAAATAATTCTTCTAATAAACAGAAAAAGAAAATTATAAAGAAAAAAGTTATTAAACGTAAAAAACCTGATACTATAGAACATACCTATTCATTGAAAAAATATATAGGTAAAGATGAAGATAAAATAGATTTTGAACAAGATTTCAAAGAAAAATTAAAAAATTTAAATAATTAATTAGTCATAACTTATTTTATATCATTTTTCAGCTCCAACTTATTTTATATCATTGTCTACGTTAAATATATGTAACTTAATTGGATCTGGAATCAGCTCCAACTTATTTTATATCATTGTCTATGTAAATATATGTATCTTAATTGGATCTGGAATCAGCCCCAACTTATTTTATATCATTGTCTACGTTAAATATATGTAACTTAATTGGATCTGGAATCAGCTCCAACTTATTTTATATCATTGTCTATGTAAATATATGTAACTTAATTGGATCCGGAATCGGCTCCAACTTATTTTATATCATTGTCTACGCCAATGATATAACTTAATTGGATCTGTATCTAAATTGAGTATATTCTTCGGAAGCTTCGTCGTATCCATAAATATTGTTACTTGGTTCAGAGCTGTAAAAATATTTAGCATCTATTTTATATTCTTCACCGCCACTTTGAGAGGTTGAATCGTATTGTCTGTTTTGTTTTTTAGACATTTTCATTGCTTTATTCATTTTCTTTCCTTTGCGAGTTTTTGCTCTTTCAGTATGACGACGTGTTTTTTGTCTAGACATTTTGCGGTCGTCTTCATCATCATCATCGTCATCATCGTCCTTAAATTCATCTTCTTCATCTTCATCTAAAGTTTCATCGTCAAATTCATCATCTTCCTCATCATCATCTAAGGTTTCATCATCAAATTCATCATCTTCGTCGTCATCTAAATCATCATCGTGATGTTTTTTTTTATCATGTTTCTTTTTAGAACCACCTGTAAGATTCATTTCTTGTGTAGTTGTATCAGACATTTGACTGCTTT